AGAAACGGCTGAACCAGCCGCTGACGAGGGAGGTTCTGCACCCACAGAACCCGAAGCATAAAAAGGAATAAGTAAAGTTATGAGATTTAATGACTTAACAAGAATACAAGATGAGATTGAGGAAGAAATTGATCCTGAAGTAGCATTCTATTCCGATATGCGAAGACATCGTATGACTTTAGAGCATGTTAATAGGTTGCGTAAACTTCGTGAACTAAGAAAGTACGAGCAGAAGACAAGACTTGAAGCTATTACTAAAATGTATCAACGTCCTCCAGCAGTATAAAATTAATCACATTAAATTTTGAAAAAACTACCCGGTTTGTGAAAATTGTGTCAAAAAGTACAGTTTTTAACCTATAACCCCTGGTATTTCGTGCGTCATTAGTAAGTACTTATTGGTGAATACCCGCCTTTCGCGATAAGGAGAAAAAGAATATGACAACAGTACTTGAACAGGCACTTGAACATCTTTTGAACAAAGAAGATGAAAAAGCAAGTAACCTATTACACGATTACTATGTTGGTATTGGTCGTAAAGTCTATGAAGACATTATGTCCGACGATACTAATTTAGAGGAAGAAATCGAAGATATTGACGCCGCTGTTTCAGAAGTCGAAGCTGACTTAACTGAAGAAGGTGATGATATTGAAGATGCTGATATGGATATCGATCCAGATATTGATTCAGAAGAAATTGCAAGTGATATGGATGCTGAAGAAGCCCCTGTATCCGCTGATGCCGCTGACGTTGCAGATGCTATGGTTGATGTTGAATCAGCACTAGCTAACCTAAAAGCAGAATTTGAAGAAATGCTTACAGGTGGTGATGCAGAAGCTCCAGCAGAAGAAGAAATGGGAGAGATCCCAGCTGAATCCGTACAATTTGAAGAAAAAGAAGAAAGCATCGAAGAAGCTGATTCTGAAGAGCAAATTGACGAAGCGGCAGAACTCAAGTTAGCACAGAAGCCTGATATGGCCGATCATGCAGACAATAAAGCAAGCCCAGTCGCTAAGAAAAATGACATGGGTGGTAAAGTAGTTAACACTGGTGCAGGTTCTGCAGAAGGTGTAGCATCTGGAACAACTCCAGCTAAAGCTCCAGCTTCAAAAGAATTACCACATGGAACTACTGAGCCTTCAATGAGCCAAGTAAAGGGTTAAAAATATGACAATCCTACAGCCATTAACAGAAAGACTTTCATTTGATCAAGCGAATCTCGTTGTTGAAATGACTGATAATAATGATGGCGGTAAGGATCTCTACATGAAAGGAATTTTCATACAAGGGGATAAAAAGAATCATAATGAGAGAGTTTATCCAGCCGATGAGATATCCCGGGCTGTAGAGAGCATAAGTCAAAGATTAGCTGACGGCTTTTCAGTATTAGGCGAAGCAGATCACCCAGATGATTTACAGGTTAACATCGACCGAGTAAGTCACATGGTCACTGAAATGTGGATGCAAGGTTCCGATGGATATGGAAAACTAAAAATTATTCCAACTCCAATGGGAAATATCATTAAGACATTACTGGAAAGCAAAGTTAAATTGGGAGTAAGTTCGAGAGGATCAGGAAATGTAGGAACAGGCGGAAACGTTTCAGACTTTGAAATTGTTACTGTTGATGTTGTTGCACAACCAAGTGCTCCAGATGCTTACCCAACTCCAATTTACGAACGTGTTATGCAAGATCGTAGACGAGCCGCTCTTATGGATGTGGCCCTTGCGACGACTTACGATAAGTCCGCACAAAAGCACCTTGAAATAGAGGTACTTAGATTCCTTGAGAATCTTAAAAAAGTCTGAGGAGACAAATTAAATGAGTAATGAAAACTTTACAGATTTGCTCGGCTCTGTAACATTGTCTGAAGAGGTGCGTGATAATATTAACACCGCTTGGGATCAAAAACAGATTGAAACTCGTGAAGAAGTAACAGCGGAACTCCGCGAAGAATTTGCTTCACGTTATGAGCACGATAAAGGTCAACTTGTTGAAGCAATGGATAAATTGATTCAAGATACTATTTCTGGTGCTAGTAACGAGTTCAAGAAATTACACGAAGATACACAAGCATCACGTGTAAAATATGCTACTAAGATTAGTGAAGATGCAACACTTCTACAACAGTTTGTTATGGAAACATTAGCAAAAGAAGTGCATGAATTAAAAGCTGATCGAGCCGCACAAAAACAAAATTTTAAAGGCTTAGAAGAATTTGCTTTACGCAAATTAACTAATGAGCTTAGTGAGTTACACGAAGACCATAAAAAATTAGTTGAAGCCCGTGTTAAACTAATTTCAGAAGGTCGTACTGCTATCGAAGAAGCAAGATCACAGTTTATTAAGAAAGCAAGTGAAAAGGTTAATGGCCTTGTTACTGAATCTTTTAAAACTGAACTGTCCTCGCTTAAAACTGATATCCGTGAAGCAAAAGAAAACAACTTTGGTCGTAAAATTATGGAGGCTTTTGCCGCTGAATTTATGTCAAGTAAGTTTGCAGATGGAACAGCAGTAAGTGAACTAACAACAAAAGTTACTGAGATGGAAGTAAAGTTAGCAGGGGCCAATAAAGCCATTGCTGATAAAGAACGTCTCATCATCGAATCAAGTCGTTTACAGCGCCTAGCGGAAGACAAAATGACTAGATCTCGTATTATGCAAGAACTAAATGCTCCTTTATCAAAAGATAAAAGAGCTATAATGGATGAATTACTTGAGACAACTGATACCAGTAAACTCAACGAAGCATTCCAGAAGTACTTGCCATCAGTTCTTAACGAAGAGGTCCGTAGAGACAAGAAAGTTATCGTTGAGGGTCAACAATCACAGAAGACTGTGGTTACCGGAAACAAACCAGCAAATAACGTAGACGAAGCACCAGTTGATGAAGTTGATTCAACTATTGCAGATCTTCGTAAGTTAGCTGGTATTTAAGAAGGAGACATTAAAATGTCACAAGCTCTTTTTGAAGCTAAAAATTGGTCCGCAACTAAAGAAGCCCTTACTGAAGGTCTTAACGGACAAAGAAAAACTACAATGGAAGTTTGCTTAGAAAATACTAAAAGGTATTTGGCTGAGACAGCAACCACTGGTGCAACAGCATCTGGAAACGTAGCAGTACTTAATAAAGTAATTCTACCAGTAATCAGACGTGTTATGCCAACAACCATCGCTAACGAATTAGTCGGTGTTCAACCTATGCAAGGACCTGTTTCACAGATCCACACACTTAGAGTACGTTATGCTGATGCGGTTGCCGCATCGTCTGCAGAAAACGGACAAGTTGGTGCAGAGGTTGTTGCAGGTGATGAAGCATTATCACCATTTGCTATTGCTAACCAGTACTCAGGTGGTACTGATGGTAAAGCAGACGCAACTGCTACTAAAGAGGGAACTGGTGGAAACAAGATGTCAATCCAGATCCTTAAAGAAACTGTAGAAGCTAAATCCAGAAAGCTATCAGCTCGTTGGACATTTGAAGCCGCTCAGGACGCACAAGCCATTCATGGTGTTGACGTTGAAGCGGAAATTATGGCCGCACTTGCTCAAGAAATTACTGCTGAAATTGACCAGGAAGTTATCCAGTCATTAACAGCACTTTCCGGAGCCGCATTTGGTACATATGACCAAGCCGCAGTAAGTGGTACAGCTAACTTCGTAGGTGACGAGCATGCCGCATTAGCAGTTCTTATTAACAGAGCCGCTAACGACATTGCTTCACGCACAAGACGTGGTGCAGGTAACTACATTGTTGTAAGCCCAACAGCTTTAACAATTCTACAATCTGCTACAACTTCAGCATTCGCTAGAACAACTGAAGGAACTTTTGAAGCACCAACAAATACTAAGTTTGTTGGAACACTTAACAGCTCAGTAAGAGTATACGTTAACCACTATAGTGGTGACGCGGCTCCTGTATTGATCGGTTATAAAGGTGCAAATGAAATGGATGCTCCGGCATTCTATTGTCCTTACATTCCGTTGATGAGCTCAGGTGTTGTATTAGATCCTAACACATTCGAGCCAACTGTCAGCTTTATGACACGTTACGGATATGTTGAGCTTTCTAACACAGCTTCATCTCTTGGTAACGCGGCTGATTATGTTAATAACATTGCAATCACAAGCGGTAACCTTTCTTTCATCTAGTATCTTATACTAAGCGAAGAAAAAAATTAAGCAGGGCTAGTTTACTAGCTCTGCTTTTTCTTTGGATAAGTACTGGTATGTTAGCATCAATGAAAGATAGACTGTCTAGAGCAAAAATATGCCATGAGTGTGAATTTTATACCAGGTTTACAAAGCAATGCAAACAATGCGGTTGCTTAATTAATTTAAAAATCTCATTTTCTCAAACATCTTGTCCAGTTAATAAGTGGAAAGAAGTTGAAAGTACCACTGGTAGTTTAATTAAAAAATTTATCACCTAAAAAAATAACCTTAAACGGTAAATAACAATAAGAATTACAGGAGATTTATTATGCCTAAATTAAGCACATATGACGATAGTGGATTTGATACTTCTATCAGCATTAAAAGTAAAAGCAAATTAGCAACGAGCGATAGTTTGGCAATGGTTGCAGGAGATAACAGAAATGTTACTATAGATGTTGCCGCAAGTAGAGCCGCAACTGATAATGCCGCCGCTATAACTACTGCTGGAGGAGCCGAGACTGCTATAAAGAATACCAATGAAAATTGGGTAAACAATAAATGGCGCCCTATGATGGGTTGGGTATATATGGGAACAGTTATATTTGATTTTGTATTAGCTCCGATAGGTTGGGGAATATTACAAACATTTGCAACCGAAGGTGGACAAGTAGCAATACAATGGCAACCACTTACATTGCAAGGAGCAGGACTCTATCATGTTGCAATGGGAGCAGTTATTGGTGTAACAGCATTTGGTAGAACTAAAGAAAAGACTACTACATTAGATAAGGCATCAGCCCTAGGAAAACTAAAATAACATGGCAATTAAAACCAATCAAACTACAGATACACTAACTCCAGGTACTGGAACAATCATTGTAAATGCCACTGGAGCATTAGAAGTTCCAGCAGGTAATACGTTACAACGACCAGCTTCACCAGGAGCAGGTGCAATAAGGTTTGACTCTAACACTTCGCAGTTAGATTTGTTTAATGGTACTATATGGAACGCATTAGTTGATTTGTCTTATGTTGATACTACTGCTACAAATTTACAAACACAAATTGATAATATACTACAAAACGTTGATCCTGCAACATTAGATTCCTTAACA